GTATATAACCTGGAGAAAACGATGACAGACTATAAAGAAATGCACGTAGAATGCCCAGACTGCGGCAGCTCTGACGGCTTAACAGTTTATGCAGACGGAGGAGGCTTTTGCTTTGCTCAGTGTAATGCAGACGGGAAAGGCTATAAACCAGCAGCGAAGGCAGAGGCTATAGAGGCTGTAAAGACTAAGGAGACACCTATAGTAAGACAGTTAAGCTCAGACGCATCTATGTTTCCTTCAAAGCCTAACTACGTCCCAATTCCAGAGAGAGGTATAACAAGCGCTACAGCAAGGAAGTATAGCGCCTTAGCCAGTGCTAACAAGATTATGTTCGGTTACACAGCCCCAGAAGGAGCTGAAGTAGTGGCTGCTAAGATTAGAAAGGATGGTAAGGCTTTTCAGACCTGCGGAGAGTGGAAGAGTGTTGGCTTATACGGTCAGAGCCTATTTAGTGCTGGCGGTAAGTTTGTGACGCTGGTGGAGGGAGAATATGACGCCTTAGCAGCCTTTCAAATGACTGGCTCGCTCTATCCTGTAGTAAGCATAAAGAACGGAGCAGGGAGCGCTATGAAGGACTGTCAAGCTCAGTTTAAATGGCTGAACAGCTTTGATAATGTAGTTATTTCCTTTGACATGGACGAACCAGGCCAGGCAGCCGCTAAAGACGTTGCAGCCTTGTTCGCTGGTAAGTCTAAGGTGATGAAGATGGCACACAAAGACGCCTGTGACTATCTAAAGGCTGGAGAGGCTAAGAAGTTCACTAAAGACTGGTGGGCTGCAGAGTCTTATACGCCTGATGACATTATACCGTCTAGTGCGCTCTATGATGAGGTGATGGAAGAGCTACAGATGCCCTTCTGTTCATACCCTTGGGACAGTCTCAATCTTATGCTGTACGGTCTACGCTTTGGAGAGATTGTTACAGTTATGGCAGGAAGCGGAGTTGGTAAGTCTACAGTGGTCAAAGAAGTGCTACGCGAGGTCTACGAAGGTACTGACACTAAGTTAGGCGTACTAAGCCTCGAGGAGACTGCTGGCGTAGCGGCTATGAAGATGATGAGCTTGTCTAGCTCTAAGCCGTTTCACTTGCCGACAGTGGCACAGATGAAGACAATCTTAAAAGACCCTAGCAGAGTGTCGGACAAGCCCTTCCTAGAGGACGTTACAGCAGAGCAACGCTTAGCAGACAAGGAAGAAGCCTTTGCAGACGTACTAGCTGCTGACCGCTTCATGTTTCTACAGCACGAAGGAGCAATCACTATGGACAGTGTACTGGCGCAGATGCGTTACTTAGCTAAGGCACAGGACTGCAAAGTAATACTGCTAGACCACATCAGTATCCTGGTGGGCTTAGTAGGCAACGGTAAGACTAACGAGAGGGAAGCTATCGACAATGTGATGCACAGTCTGAGGAGTTTGGTGGAAGAGACAGGGATATGTTTAATTAACATAAGTCACCTACGCAAACCTAGTGATGGCTCAGGCCATGAAGAGGGCAGACGAGTTCAGCTTAGTGAAGCTAGAGGCTCAGGCAGCATTGCACAGCTCTCGGACATTGCTATAGGACTTGAGGCTAATCGACAGAGTGATGACGTAGAAGTGAAGAATCAGACAGTGGTACGGGTGCTGAAGAATCGCTTCAGTGGTGAAACAGGGGTCGCTGGAATCTTGCAATACGACAAAGGATCTGGTAGACTATCGGAAGTTAAAGAGGAGGCACTATGAACAATAGAAAAGCTAAACAGATACGTTACTTAGTTAAGAAAGGCTTTGCCGACACTAGCACAGCAACTGCCTATCTTCAGAACAAGCACACTGGACAAATAGTGCTGGAGCCTGGTTGCTTCAGAGCTATTTATCAGCGAGTTAAGAAGACTATGAAGAAAGGAGCTAAATCGTGAGATGTAAAGCCTGCAACGTCGCCTTGAGCGACCAAGAGAGCACACGTAAGTACATAGACTCTGAAGAGTACACAGACCTATGCAACACTTGCTATTATGCTATAGATAATGAAGAGCTAGACCTGCCTTTAGAGGTTTATATAGATGACTAAGCTAATCCTCGACATAGAAACCACCACAGACCACAACACTATCTGGTTGTGCTGCTGTGAAGACCTTGAGCTAGAGAGGCGGTGGAGTTTTGTGGAGCCTGAAGGACTGCAGCAGCTCATTGACAGTTACGACACTATCATAGGCCACAACATCATAGGTTTTGACGCGCCTGTGCTGTCTAAAGTGTGGGACATTACCGTTGCAACAGAGAAGCTAGAGGACACTATGATTCTCAGTCGCTTGTACAACCCAGAGCTAAAGCATTCATTAGCTGTCTGGGGGCAGACGCTGGGCTTTCCTAAAGGAGACTTCACAGACTACGACGGCGGTTTGTGTGCAGAAATGGTGCAGTATTGTGAACAGGACGTAACAATTACTAAGAAGCTATATAAGCACCTTGATAGGCTACTATGCTCTGAGGGCTTCTCAGAGGCCTGTAGAGAGCTTGAGCACTCTATAGCTGTAGTGACCCATCAACAAGAGCTTAACGGCTTTAGAATGGACACACAGGCGGCTACAGAGCTATATATGGAACTGACTAGCCGTATGGAGCAGATTAAGGCAATCCTCCAGACTAAGTTTCTCCCTATAGTGACTGAGAGATGGTCAGAGAAGACCGGAAAGCGTCTAAAGGACGGTGTAGAGGTCTTCAACATGGGGTCTAGGCCACAGATAGCTAAGAGACTGCAGAGCCTGGGAGCTAACTTTACTAAGAAGACCGAGAAAGGAACTATAGTGATTGACGAAGGTACTCTGCTGGCTGTTAAGCTGCCAGAGGCTACGTTATGCTCTGAATATCTAATGCTACAGAAGCGAGAAGGTCTGCTCAATGGCTGGTTTAAGCATCAGCAGGAGGACGGTAGGATACGTGGTAGAGTTATAACCAACGGAGCTGTAACAGGGCGCATGACACATCACAGTCCTAATATGGCTCAGATACCAGCGACTAAAGCGCCTTATGGTAAACAATGTCGCTCCTGCTTTACAATTGAGCAAGGTAACGTCTTAGTAGGTATTGATGCTAGTGGCTTAGAGCTACGTATGCTTGCTCATTATATGAGAGACGAAGGATACACTAAAGAGATCTTAGAGGGCGACGTACACACTGCTAATATGAAAGCGGCTGGTCTGAGTGATAGAGACCAAGCAAAGACATTTATCTACGCCTTTCTCTATGGCGCTGGCCCAGCTAAGATAGGCTCTATCATTGGCAAAGGCTACAAACATGGTAAGACTATGACAGATAAGTTCCTACAAAACACCCCAGCTATTGAGCGCCTGAAGGACAAAGTGGAACGACACAGCGCTAATGGTCTGCTGCCTGGTTTAGACGGTAGAGTGTTAAGAGTGAGAAGCCAACACGCTGCATTGAATACGCTGCTGCAGAGCGCTGGAGCTATTGTAATGAAGAAAGCTCTGGTAATCTTAGTAGAAATGCTGTACAATAATAACATAGACTATAAATTAGTAGCCAACGTCCACGATGAATGGCAGATAGAGACTCCACAGCACTTTGGAGACGCTGTAGGAGCCTGTGGAGTAATGGCGATTAAACAAGCTGGTGTCGAGTTAGGACTGAGATGTCCTCTAGGTGCTGAATATAAGATAGGATTAAACTGGTCGGAGACTCACTAACGGAAAAAGGAGGCAAAGAATAACTTGTACACACTAGATAGGTGTGGTATAATACTATATAGATAACGAAAAACTAATTAACTTAACTAGAACGGAGCATCATTATGTCAAACCAACCCATCATACTAAACGCTACAGCGTACTGGGCTAACTTAACAACTAAGAACACACTGTCTGGGAAGTACCAGATAGACTTAGGAAACTTATCAGACGCTGCTGTGGAGAAGCTCAAAAGCGTAGGTATTAACGTGAAGACCAAGCCAGAAATGGATAAGTTTATCACTTCTAAAAGCGAGAACGAGATACGGTACTACGACAGCTCTGGAGAGAACATCACAGGCGTTTTAGTCGGCAACGGCTCTAAAGTTAAAGTGGTAGGAACTCCTTACGATTGGGTAAGTCCTACCGGATCTAAAGGACGTAGCTTTAGCCTTGCTAAGCTGATCGTTACAGACTTAGTGGCCTACGAGGGTAACGGTGTAGTCGATGCAGACATTGACTTGGACGAAGCTCTTTAGCTCATGAGGCTCTTAATTGACGCTGATATGTCTTGCTACGCTGTAGCGTTTTCTTGCAAGGAAGAGCCTTTAGAGGTGGCCTGCAAGACGCTATCGAGCATGATAGGAGACATCATAGCTGATCTGACAACAGTAGAGGACACAACATGGACGTTGTTTCTCTCTGGAGCTTCTGCAGACAACTTTAGGCATGACGTAGCCGTTACAGCTCCCTACAAAGGCAATAGACCGTCTGAAAAGCCTGTTCATCTACAAGGGTTACGAGACTACTTATTAAAGGAATGGGACGCTCAGTTGTCCGTCTGCCAGGAAGCTGATGACGATATAGCCACAGCTGCTGAAGGAGACGAGACAGCTGTTATAGTGTCACAGGACAAAGACTTTGACCAGTGTGTCGGCTGGCGTTACAATCCGAGACATAAGAAGCTCTATGAAGTGACGGAAGAGTCTGGGAAGCTGTGGTTCTATCGTCAATTCTTAATAGGAGACGGTATAGACAACATCAAAGGAGCTGACGGCATAGGCTTAGTTAAGTCGCTGAAGCTCTTGGAAGACTTAACAGAGACGCAGATGTGGGACGTAGTGGTTTATGAACTAGGACGCGACAGAGCGCTAGAGAATGGACAGCTATTACACCTACGTAGATATGAAGGAGAAACTTGGCAGCCTCCACAATGAAGCGCTCAATACCTATGAAGGGAGCCGATGAATACGACGCCTTAACAGGTGCTAGAAAGTGGTATAGCTGGAAGCCAGGGACGCTGAAGCAGATTAAGAAGCGGTTTAATAAGCGAGAGCGTAAGAACGGTAAAGAACTAATTAGAACAGAGGAGAACTAACATGACTTCACTAGACCTATTCAGCCCCTATTACTACAGCCCTACGAAGTGGGGAATCGCTGTAGCCCGAGTCACACTACCGTTCCTGAAGCACGACAGAGCGCTGCTGGAGATTGAGAACGTCAACGGCTTCGTCTATGTCTGCATTGGGTACGTTGTAGTCTGTGGTGGTAGCTAGTGGTACACTATCAGCTATGAAGCCTGCAAAGACCCGCAACAGCAATCAATGGACTGAGGCCCGATACAGAGGGTTCATACGTAGCAGTCTTAGAGGAGCTTGGATGCGTTGGGGGCCGAACCAGGCTACTAAGAAGAACGCCAGAGTAGCTAGAGGACGTTACACCTGTGCAGGACATGAGAGAGATCCGCACGTTGTAGGCAACTCTATTAAGGTCGATGGTGTTAGGAAGAACAATATATTCACAGATCATATAGAGCCTGTAGGAAGCCATGAGAATTGGGACAAAACAGTGGAGAGAATGTTCTGCGAGCTAGATAATCTACAATTACTGTGTAAGGAATGTCACGACCTAAAGACCGGACAGGAACGCGCAGCGATTAAACAAGCTAAGGAGACTACATAAATGCTAGATATATGGTTTCAAACACGCAGAGGCTTCGGCGCTGACCTACAAGTAGTAAACTATCTACCGGTTAATATGCCTATAAAGATTAACGCAGAAGAGGAAGACGACATTATAGAGGCGTATGGTGTCTTTATCTTGAGTGGCTATGTTATACGTCTACCGTTCTTTCAAGTTTATATAGGAGAACTTACATGAAACATCTAATCATTCCAGACACACAAGTGAAAGAAGGCGTCTCTACAGACCACCTACGCTATGCAGGTCTCTATGCTGCCGAGAAGAAGCCAGAGGTAATAGTTCACATAGGCGACCATTGGGATCTTCCCAGCCTCTCTGCCTATGACGTAGGTAAGAAGTCTGCAGAGGGGCGACGCTACTCTAAAGACATCGAAGCAGGCAACGCAGGTATGGACGCTTTTATGGCTCCTATTAAGGCTGAGCAGAAGCGACAGCGCCGTAACAAGAAGACTGTATGGAAACCTCGTATGGTGTTCTGCATAGGCAACCACGAATATCGTATTGTCAGAGCCTGTGAAGAAGACGCTAAGTACGATGGCATCATTAGCTATGACGACTTTAACCTGGACAGTTATGGCTGGGAAGTTAAACCGTTCTTAGAAGTGACTGTCATTGACGGTGTAGCCTATTCACACTACTTCACCTCTGGTGTAATGGGCAGACCTGTATCTAGCGCTAGAGCTATGGTGACTAAGAAGATGATGAGCTGTGTAATGGGACACGTTCAAGACAGGGACATAGCCTACGCACGACGAGGCGACGGAACTTCTGTAACAGGACTGTTCGCAGGAATCTTCTACCCACACGATGAAGACTACTTAAACCCACAGACCAATGCAAGCTGGAGAGGACTGTGGATGTTGCATGAGGTGGTTGATGGGGCTTTTGATGAACTGCCTGTAAGCCTGAGCTATCTAACTAAGAAATACAAAGGACTATAATGTGTTAACATTCTACGAAGTATGCGAGAAACTAACGCGCCTCGACGAACTAACTTTACTAGAAACTCTAGAGATCAACTCAGACGACATAGTGAATAAGTTTGAGGAACGTATAAGCGATAGACTGGAAGAGCTGTCAGATGACTTTGAAGCTGACGACGCTGAATTGAACGGAACAGGAGAAACTAATGAGCAATGATGGAAGAACTACAGCGTCTCTAGAGGCGCTAAACAGGCAACAAGGTGGTAACCACTACAAAGACATGGCTATACAGCCTGTGGAGTTCATTACAGCTAATGGCATAGACTACAGAGAAGCTAATGTTATTAAATATGTGTGCCGTCATAAGGCTAAGAATGGCAGAGAAGATCTAGAGAAGGCTATGCACTATCTAGAGATGCTGCTAGAAAGCTATGACAACAACACTCCTCGCTATATAAAACAAGGACTCTAACTTGGATAACTACTCAGCATACATACATAAGAGCCGTTACGCTCGCTACCTACCTGAAGAAAGCCGTAGAGAGACATGGGAAGAGACTGTAGATCGTTACATCAACTTCTTCAGCGACAAGTTAGACAAGAAAACAGCTGCAGAGCTACGTAGCTCCATCATAGCCATGAAAGTTATGCCTAGTATGCGTAGCTTAATGACAGCAGGCAAGGCTCTTGAGCGTGACAACGTAGCAGGCTTCAATTGCTCTTACATTCCTATAGACAATCAACGTAGCTTTGATGAGCTTATGTATATATTGCTCTGTGGCACAGGCGTAGGTTTTTCTGTAGAGCGTCAATACGTAGGTAAGCTGCCAGAGGTCGCTGAAGACATGTTTCAGACTGACACCACCATACACGTTGCAGACAGTAAGATAGGCTGGGCTAAGAGCTTTAGAGAGTTAGTAAGTCTTCTCTATACAGGCCAGGTTCCAACATGGGACGTCTCTAAAGTGAGAGAGGCTGGCGCAACGCTGAAGACCTTTGGAGGACGCGCTAGTGGGCCAGAGCCTTTGCTGGATCTGTTTAAGTTCACTGTAGAGCTGTTCAAAGGAGCACAAGGACGTAGGCTGTCCTCACTAGAATGTCACGATATGTGTTGTAAGATTGCACAGGTAGTAGTCGTTGGAGGTGTTAGACGCTCTGCACTAATTAGTCTGTCCAACTTAACAGACGATAGAATCCGTAGGGCTAAGCATGGGCAGTGGTGGTTGGACGAGCCTCAACGTGGGCTGTCGAACAACTCTGTCTGTTACACTGAGAAGCCAGACTTTCCAGCCTTTATGTCAGAATGGAGTAGCTTGTATGAGTCTAGAAGCGGAGAACGGGGAATCTTCTCACGACCAGCTAGTCAACGACAGGCTGCAAAGAACGGCAGACGAGACAGCGAACACGACTTCGGGACTAACCCTTGTAGCGAGATCATTCTTAGACCATATCAGTTCTGCAACCTTTCTGAAGTTGTTGTCAGACCAGAAGACACTTTTGAAACGCTTAAAGAGAAGGTCAGAATAGCCACCATACTAGGCACTCTGCAATCCACGCTAACAGACTTCAGATACCTGCGTAAGATATGGGAGAACAACACTAAGGAAGAATGTTTATTAGGCGTGAGCTTAACAGGCATCTTAGACAATGAGATGATGAGCGGGGCTGGTGACGACTTACCAGAAACTCTACAGGCTCTAAAGCAAGTCGCTATAGACACTAACAAGCTGTGGGCTAAGAAGCTCGGAGTGAATCAGTCTACAGCAATCACTTGCGTTAAACCTAGCGGCACAGTGTCTCAGTTGGTTGATAGTGCCTCTGGCATACATGGCAGGTTTGCTCCGTACTACATACGCAGAGTTAGAGCAGACTCCAGAGACCCTCTCTGTACCGTCTTAGAGGCCGCTGGGGTTCCTGTAGAAGTTGATGTAACCTCGCCCACCACTAAAGTGTTTAGCTTCCCTAAACAGGCTCCAGAAGGTTCTGTGATGGCGTCTGCTCAGACTGGCATGGATCAGCTAGAACTGTGGACAACTTACCAGGAGCACTGGTGTGAGCACAAGCCCTCTATAACTGTGTACTATAGGGACAATGAGTTTCTCAAGATTGGTGATTGGGTGTACAACAACTTCGATGACATCTCTGGAGTAAGCTTCTTGCCCTTCTCCGAGCACACATACGAACAAGCCCCTTACGAAGAGATTACGCAAGAGGCTTATGAGACTATGCTGGCTGAGTTTCCTACAGAGTTCAATTGGGACATTGTAGAAGGCTCAGACGTCACTGAAGGTGCTCAGACCCTCGCATGTGTTGGAACCTCTTGTGAATTTGTGTAGAACTATGGAGAATTGTTATGACAATTAATGACTGCTACGCAATAAGAACCATACATAAGATAGAGAAGCGAATAGGGAGACGAATACGCTATGAAGTACATAGAGGGGGAGTGTCTCTACCATACTACGAAGTTCAACTAGCTAAGAAGGTCACTAGGTTTCGCATGAGTGGATTGTTAGACTACGCTCACTTCACCGTCAAAGGCCTAGGAGAGGCTATGGTGAATGAAGAGGTAGGCCTCTATTACATGAAGATGTTAGAAGACGAGAGGTCTCCTGAGAATGTGTGGAAGGATAAAGAGAAAGAGACTAAGCTGAAGCAGGAGTATGCTACCTTAGCTGGCTTCCCCTCTCCGGAGGCTGCTATAGCTTACTACGCGCAAGAAGTCTATAGAGGAGAGCCTGAAGAGTGGGAAGACGAGGAAGAACACTTAGGTTGTTTCAGCTATCCTTGCTGCGACATCAATCCTTTAGGGTGTCATTACCAAACTGAAGACCCTGAGCCCTATGGATTCAGAGACTAAACATCTCTCCAGTCCTGAGCAGCTTGGACGTTAAAAGGCTCTACTTATTCCTCTCGTTGTAGGCTTCAGCACCACCACCAAACCAGTTGTATGCCATAGGGCCGATGACTGGTAAGCTTCCAGAGTTTGCTAGAAGCTCTAAGTCTTCTCCTTTAATAGCATTCATTCCAATGTCTATAGCGTCATCTATTAAGGGAGTTGCTGGGGTTACTAAGTTATAAGCAGCTCCTTTAATATCACCTCTAGCAAGATAACGCTCTGCAGTGTACTTGTTAGCGCCAAAGACGCCCAACAAAGCCCACATAGAATTCTCTGGTAAGTCTTCAGGCTTAACTTCACGACCTAGCATTACATCTTTAATGACTCCTGTACCTGTATTAGCTACCGTCATGTAACCTGCAAGGAGCCCTGCATTCTTGATAGCTGTCATCTTGTTGCCTGTTTTAAACTCTTGCACAATGTTACGACGAACAAGGTCATACTGCTTTAGTGTAAAACTCTTCAGCATATACAAGATACGCCAGTTAGGATTGTCTAGGTATGCTTGAGGAAGCTCGCTAAGAGAGATAGGCTGAACATCACTTAGTTCATGAAACGCCAAGAGCTTAACATTCTCAGACACTCTTCCTGCTTGTAAGTCAGCTACTAAGGAATCGAAGTCGTCTCCGTAAGCCCCTTTCCACTTCTTCGCTAGTTGTTCTTTGCCCTTCGCTGTTTTAGCGATTGCAAAGTTCTTACGTAAGGCAGCGTTGATAACAGTCTCTTTACCAAGCCTATCAACAGCTTTAAAGCCTGAAGTTTTCATCATCTTCTCAAGCAAGGCACTAGAGCGTGTAGCGTTAGCCATCTCAGCGCCTACGTTCTCAAGTCCGAGATCAATCATCTTCAAATACTTAGGGCCGAACATACTAGCTAAAGTGTTTCTAAAGCCATGAAGAGCCATAGAGTTTCCCAGATCAGAAAGCTGTGTAAGAGCAGAACGAGGGTTAGCAATAGTTCCTAAGTAGCCTAAGTTCTTTATAGCTTGAATGACACTACCTGGGGTTTGTTTCCCTCCTTTGAAGCGACTAGATATTAGACTACTAAGCTCTTCAACCTGTAAAGTCGTTAAGTTATTGTTTTCTATTGCCTCGGTAACAAAAGCACCAATAGAAGCGTCAACATCTACCTTACCCTCTTCGGTTGTCTTTAGCGCTCTGCCAAAGAACTCTCTAGTCTCCATGTCGTCCACAGCTCTGCGAACATAAAGCTGAATTGACTCTTCTGGTGTGTGATAGAACTGTAGTTGCTCAGGAGTAAGAGACTCTATAGATCGCTGCTTAGTAGCTCCTAATTTAGCTTCTGTTCTAGCGCCTGATCTAAGAAGTCTATCGGCTATGAGCGTCTTATCCTCCATAGACAAACTGCTAACAGGGACGCCTTGTTTCTCTGCAAGCTTATTCCAAGCTCGCGTTATAGCGTCCTGCTTCTCACGCCCCATACTGTTAAGAAGCCCTTCAAGGTTTTTAACAACGCGGGGAAAGTAGTTAGGGATCTTATCAAAGTTATAGAACTTCTGTAGCTCATCACCAGTCTGATCCAGCGCTTTCTGAGCTAGTTTGAATGCTTCTTCCATCTTAGGACTGTACTTCATTAACGCCCTAGCTGCAGAAAACTCGCCATTGAAAAGGTGTAGAGCTACTTTATCCTTTAACTGACTAGGTAGTTTACCCATCAAAGCAGAGAACTCCGCAACTTGGTGTAGGCTCTCTGATGTCTTAACGTGCGAGTTGAATTCAAACTTACGTAGCCTTCCGAAGATAGGCTCTGATATGTTCTTAATTCTTGTAGACAATATACCAAGAAACCTATCGAGGCCTTTGCTAAATAGTCGTGAGGTAGCTGAATCAGTCGTTATCATCTCATCTAAGACATCATCGGGAGTCTTCTTAGACAGCATAACATGTGGCTTTATTCCAGAGACCTCTATAGCTCTAAGTGCCGACGTCTCTGTAGTCCCTGTAGCGTCTCTAATAAACTTAGCTAGATCAGTGCCTTCTAGTCCTTCTCTTATTCCTTTCTGAGCAGCTTCTTCTATTTTACTGACTGTCTTGATAGCAGTGTTAGTGGCTACTTTATTACCTATAGCTTGTATGCCTGCAGGGAGGACAGCGCCCGCGACAGTAGATAATAATGTTTCTGCAGGGTCTATACGGCCTTCTTCAGCAAGTCCTTTAGAAGCTGTGTAGCTACCTCCGATAGTACCGCCTGTGAGTCCTGCTCTGAGGGCTGTGCCTCCAAAGGGAATAACAGTGGTAGGAGACAATAGAGCTTTACCAACTTCGCCAACGACAGCAGCACCGCCGCCTTCGTAGTTTAGACCGTACTCCTCCATCAGCTCTAATTCTCTACGCGCCAATAGAATCTCTCTACGCTGCTCAGGAGGAGCTGTCATGTACTGCTCTCCATAAGACTCAGTAGGGGACAGGTAGTCAAAGCCTTGAGACCAATCAAAGGTGATGCGTCCTAGAGGCACATGAGACTCTAACCACTCTCCAGCATATTGCTCAAAGCTGCCGCCTTTGTCGAAACCGAACTCTAAGTCGTTCAGGAAAGACCGCTGTTCAGTCCGTCTAACGAGCTTGTTGTCTTCTATTAAGTCACCCACAGTAGCACCAGCGTCTTGTAGACGAGGCGTGTTGGCTATGTCTTCTGCTGTTATTGTATAACGAGACTCTGGAGCCTCTGTAGGCGGCTCAGGATTATTAATTTCCTCAACAGTTCTAAGAGAACCATCAGTATTAAAGAGGTCATTAGACGACACAGGCTCTGGAGCTACGGGAGATGTCGATGTGCGACGTACTAGCTTGTTGTCTATAATGACATCACCAGGCTTAGCCCCTGCGTCTTGTAAGTTAGGGGCATTCTGTATATCAGCGAGACGTAAGAGGTATTCAGCCATTAATCAATCACAACATTAGTAAAATCAGGAGTCCCTGACGTCTCATCTTCGTCTGCATCCCCACCTGCTGCTGCTAACCTACGAGCTAGTAAGTCCCCAGCCTCTACTAAGGATACCTTATTGTCTTGGCTTATTGTCCACAGTTGCATAGCTAGAAGTGTGGTTTCCTCTTCCGTTGGCTTCTTATCTCCAAACCACCACCTCTCTTCGTTACCTACACCTGTGGCTGTAACGATGTCTTTCGCCACGCCTAGCTCAGACGAGGTAGGTTGTCTTACTCTTCCTGTCTCGTCTGCAGCAGCCAATCTATCGTTAGACTCCCTAGCTATAGGGGTGTAGGGTTCTCCTGCGGCAATTCCTGCGGCGAGATCTGCTTGTCCTAAGTTATTAAAGTAGTCTATCATCCTCAGCTGAAGCTCTGTAATCTCTCCCTCCTTCTGAGAAGTAGCATAAGCTGTCGCTTGTTGTAGCGTTACAGAGTCTGATATGCCTGCTAGATCTGGGTATTTGCCTGCTATGAAAGCTGAGAGAGCTTCTTTCTGTGTTTTAGCCTCTTCATCACGTTGCATCTGAGCAGCGGCTTGTCTAACTGCTGCAGCTCTTTGTCCTTCGCCTATAGAGTCTAACCGCTGTGCAAGAGCTACTAAGCCCTCTTTAGTCGTTGTATCCGCTCCCTGCATAGCGCTATTCAGCTTAGCCTCTACAGTTCTCGTGTCCTGCCCAGCAGCCTGCTGAACTCCTCTATTAGCCACTCCAGAGAGCGTCTGAGCTATGCCTTGTAAGCCTGTGGGCATTGTAGGTTGTACACGCTCTGCAGGGCTTACGTTTAATATGTCGAATAATCCAGCCATTGTTATAGTCCTAATAGGTCTAGTGTGCTATTTAAAAGAGAGTCTGAACGCCAGCCGGTAGGTTAGCGATCCCAGTTACCAAGCATAGCTGGGCCACCTGTATTTCCACTTCCTAGTCCTAGTAGGCTGCGGAGGTCTGCAGCTTGCTGTTGAAGAGAGGCTCCGCGAAGGGGTGGTCGCTGAGCCTCTCTAGCTCTAATTGCGTCAGCTTGCTGTTGTTCCTTCAACCCGCGTAGTGGTGGTCGCTGAGCCTCTCTAGCTCTAATTGCGTCTAATTCAGCCTGAGTCGCTGTTGGTTGTCTCGGGTCAAACACAGGCATATTATTCCCTACTCTGTCATTTTCAGCCTGGTAGTAGTCGCTAGAGCTAGAGCCTCCACTGTCACTTGGCAGTCCTGGAGTGAAACCACCACCGATAGTGCTCCCTGCTTGTCCAAGCAAAGCTGCTAAGGCGTCTTCTTCGTTCCCTAGTCCTAGGAGGTTAGCAAGACCGCTGCCAATTCCTCCAAAGATAGAAGAACTAGGGTCTTCATTAGTCTGGTTAGTTAGGCCGCTAAGCAGATTAGCTAAAATAGTTCCCTGTAGTTCTGTACCAAGCTGCTGAGACCCTATAAGACCTTCAGCACCTGATTGAGCCAACTGAGCCTGTGTAACTCCAGCTTGGTTCTGCAGATTTGAGCCAATGTTAGCTAGTTGTGTTCCAGCTCCTAGAGCCTGTAGAGCCTGCTGTTGAGGACTGTAAGCTGCGTTAAGGAAGTTTTGTCCTAGACCTACGTTTCCTGCTTGTAAGCCTTGAGTACCTTGAGCAAGCCCTAAGCCCTGCTGAGACAATCCACCAAGCTGAGTAAACAGTCTGTCTTGTTCTGACATTGCCTGCCCACGTGCTGAGAAGGCGTTAGCGCTTGCTTGTTCCTGTATAGCTTTCTCTAGGGCTAACTGCTCTGGAGTGCCGCCATAGGCTGATGTAGCTACGCCTGAGCGTCCTTGTGAGAAAAGCCTTTCCTCTAGAGCTAGTCGCTGACGTTCTTGCTCAGGAGCTACAATGCCCTGCATTTGATTAAAGATGTCTTGAGTAACTGCAGAGATGTCTGGATTAATCTGACTAGCTGCCCCACCAAAGAGGCTGTTAAGCATCTCTCTCTGCTGTGCTAAAGCTGGGTCTGATTGCTGCCCAGCTCCCAAGAACTGACCAGCTCCAAAGAGACTCTGATCCTGCAGTGCCTGCTCTTGAGGGCTAAGGTTAACCCCATATCCTCCACTAGAATCGGTAGCTATGTTGCTGCCTGCTCCAGTAGTGACAGTAAAAGGCTTAAACTCTAAATTGCCTCTAACGTCTTTTGAAATGTCTTGGAGCATTTGCTGTTGCTGTTGGCCTGATCGCTCAAGGTCTCCAGCTATAGAGCTTCCTAATCCTAGAGCAGCTCCTGAGCTTAAAGCTCCAGTGAATAAGTCTGAAAAATCAGCCATTTTAAATTAACCTTCCAATAGTAGATTGTATATTAAGTTCTTGTAAAGAAAACGCAGAACCTTCAATGTTGGCTTCAACGCCTACAGTGACTACAGCGCCTGAGCCGCCTGCATTAATTGCTCTTCTTGTTGTAACTACTCCAATAGAGTATTCAGAAACACCGTACTCTGCAACACCATATTCAGCTACAACGTCTGTAGACAGCACAAAGGGTCTAGTTAAATAATCTTCTTTATAGTCATACGACCATTTAATAGATCCTGTTACAGCGTTTCCTCCCATGATAGTGGCCTGTACTTTCTTAACAAACTTTAAATTAGCAGGCGCATCAAACGCTAGAGGATGACTAAAGTAACGGAGGAGATATAAAGCTCCTTCATCGTCATAACCATTATACTTAGCTACGCCATTCTCTACACCTAAGTAGAGCGTACCATCTTTAGCACGTAGAAAACTCTCTATTTCTGTCGTAGGCCACTTTGTCACTCTATAGCTTTGATTATCTAGTAAGCCTCTAACATCAAAGCAATACACTTGCTCAGTGTCAGAGAGAGTCAGTAAGTAGAAAGCATTCTCAGGACTGTAAACAGCTTTTATAGGGCTAGTCTGTATTGACATAGCTGTTATAAGGTCGTTACGGATATTCTTAGATACATCAGTCATAGGCAGGCTATTCTCTTGAATAGTTCTACCAAGACTTCGTAGTCCTCCTGCTGAGAGGAATAAGAGGTCTGGGCCAACAGCGTGTACAGAGTCTCTAGCTGAGCAGCCTACAGAGTCTGTAGTGTCAGATAGTACCATACTCGCGGGACTCCCTGCTCCGCTATACATTAATATAGACTCTTTACCAAACACTATAAGAAAGTTGTTGTGAGCCGCTATAGACACTATCTCATCATAGCCTTTAGGCCAATGGTTAGAGAGATCTATAGAGCCTGAAGAACCACCAGACCATGTTAAACCGTCTAATAAATCACTCCAGTATATCTTCTGCTTATCGCCTGCAATGTCTGCAACCCAGAGACGACCAAAAGCAGCTAAAACTTCATTGCCTTGCTTTACAGTTCCGGCGTAGCCAGAAACACCTGTCATAGCTTCAACGTCTCCTGAAGCTGTGCTGTACACTAGAGGCTCTTGACCAGCTTGGAAGAAATAGCACTTATTAGCTAAAGACACTATCTTCCAATTGTCTGCGTTAACTGTGTAACTACCAGGAGTCTCATCAGTAAGCGACGTAGTCCCACTGAATATCTTATTGTTTCCTGTAGAGAATACCGTAGTTGTTCCGTCGGTCTCTGTAAACTCAAACATGCTGATAATGCCAGCGCTAGAGCCTAGCGGAGTCGCTGAAGTAGTTACTATATCTATTCCCTTCCTAGCCCCTATGCGTCCGTAACGATCTATAACACAATGATCAGCTACGGAGGCCCACGAACTGTCTAGTCCTAAAGGGCTGTCCTGTGTATTCAGACCACTAAAGGCTGGAGCAGCTATCGTTATGTTCTGTAACTGACTAGCCATTAAACAGTCTTCCAGACAAACTCATCAACATACTTAGAAGCGTCTAAAGCAATAGCGTCAGCTAAATAAGTGTCTGCTAAGGCTAGAAGCTCCGCAGCGCTTGTACCGCCTTGTTCGCCTCTCTCACGCGCTGATAGTGCCAACGCCATGTAGATGATGGGCTGTGTCGGTACTACAAACACTTCAGTTCCATCTGAGTAATCAGCTGTGCGTACTACTGCTTTAAACTCTAGAGAATAAACGCCGTCTGGAGAAGGGTAGATTTCTATGTTAGTGTTTTGTGAACTGTCTGCGCCTCTGTATGTAAAGTCAATAGGGACTCCCTCAGAAGAAGACGTCATATACATTCTATCAAAGTAAGTAGCAGGACGGTAGTGCATCAGAGTGTTTGAAGTCTGATTAATGGCATTGAGGAGTTTAAAGTCTACTCCTGAGCCTGGTAAAACATACTGGTAGTCTGAGGCTGTCGTAGATACTGTAATGGTCTGACGTAGCCCTGTCCAATCGTGACTCTGCTCTACAAACTTCTTAGCGTCGTTAACTAAATCGCTTACTAAAGTGGAGTAGTCTGACTCTCCTACTGCAGTGACTTCAGTCTCTCGAAGTCTACGTAGTACTTGATTAATTACTTGGAGGTGTGTCATGCTCTAGTTATCTCTGTTGTATACTTAAACAAGTCTCCGAAGAGATTGTCAGTTGTTCTTGTTGGGGCAGTCGTAGACGACACTTGAGGCATATCGAATAGTCCTGCTATCTGTGAAAAGTCTAGGTTAAAGGACGGAAGCGCTTCGCTAATAAGGTCGTCAGCAGCAGCTAAACCATCTCCTACAGCTCCTATAATGGGTTCTCCAACATCGGCTAGAGCGTCACCACCAGTTATAATAGCTTCTTTAATAGGTTCTCCAATCTCAGCTAGAACGTCACCACCAGTTATAATAGCTTCTTTAATGGGTTCTCCAACGTCAGCTAGAACATCACCAGCGGCTTTAACGCCTCCTATAACTCTCTGAGTGCCTTCATCGTCTACTGTGCTTGCAAAGGCTGACAAAGGATCTAAGATGTTCTCTTGAGCTGAGTCGCCAAAGCCCGTCACAAGGGTCGTGAGAGGCTCTGCAGCGGCTTTAACGCCTCCTATAACCCTCTGAGTAATCCCATCGTCTATAGCGCTTCCTACGGCCCCTATAGCGTCTCCTACTGGGCCTAGGGCAGCTCTTACAGGCTGCAGTACATTATCATCGAAGGAAGCTAGGATATCTCCTATAGCGCTATCACCGTCTAGGTCAGGAAGCATATCAGCGTCGGCATAGGATAAAGCAGCTCCTTTTAAGTCTCCTTCGGCTAAATTAAGTAAAACATCGTCTGTTAGGGCAAAGGCACTCTCTGCATCAATACCGAGGGCAGAGTTTACACCGTCTGTGAAGCCTTCTAAGGGGTTATCTAAGCCTGCTAATGGATTGAAATTAGCTACGCCAGCTAAGGCTAAAGCGTCTGATAGAGTTACGTCGCCGTCAGAAACACCTGTAATGGCTACATAGCCCTGTGCAAAGGGTTGGAAAGGGCTGGGTATAAACGAAGCCACTCTCATTAATGTATCAAACACACCGCCTGTGTTTGTAGGATGTGTTATAGTATCATTAGTAGTCCCATAAACACCTATTTGACCTGACTCGTTAGGGAGCAGGCTTAGCTCATCAGTCCTAATATGGGAAACATCCGAATTCCTTGCCGAGATGTCAGTAATGCGTTCTCTAGGAGCTCCCAAGGCATCCACTATCTCATTAGCGGCTGTTAAGTATGCAGCTTCAGAGCCTCCGTTTCTTTGATTGCTCTCATAAAGGAAGGTGAGCTGTTGAGATAAGCTCATTCCCTCTAGAGAAGAAGGGTCATTATTGACTTGATCATACAGAACACCACGCGCTGTGACAGCCTCTTCCAGCATCTTATCTTTGAAGTCTTCGTCTGATAAGTGCAACGCTGCTGCTTCTTCTTGCGTGAGAAGCTCTATAGGCTCTGGAGCTGTTATACCAAAACCATCCCCAACTGTAGAGACGTCTCCGTAGCCTAGGCCGTTAGCAAGAGCTGAACCATCTCCTAAGCCTAGATCTAGTAAAGGAGCCTTACCTTCCGCTTCACGGGCCTGTAACGCTGCTGTTATTTGTGCGTTGTACTCGTCTGAAGTGTAGTAATTGTTTGCTACGGGAGCGGGCGTTAGGACTGCGGTAGGGTCAGCAGGTAACGCATCAAACAGAGCTGCCGCAGTCTGGGCATTAAGAGCTTGGAAAGCTTCTATATCAAAAGCCATTATTGTTCTCTCGATACGTCTTTAAACTTCTCAAAGGTACGTAGCCCTGCTAATCCTAACATACCCATAACAAGTTCCATTAAATTCTCTGTCTCTATTGCAGGTAATTCTGCAGAGACTCCAAAAGCCGCTAATGTAGAAGCCAGCAAAGGCGCTACAACGAATGCCCAAGCTAGGCCAACACCACAGGCCCAGCCTATAAAGGGTCTCCAACCAGCTACAAAGAGGCTCTTGTGAGCTGCCTCTACTTTATTAATCTCAAGTTGCCCTTGTAGGGCTGCGTTAGCTGCTGTTACTAAGTCTTGTTCTATAGCCTCTCTAGCCTTTGCACGAGCTGCAGGATCGGGGATGAGGCCTGTAAGACGGTCTATAACGGGGCCGAGGAAGGGCAGTATATTCATTTATTAATCTTCTTAGAAATTAACTTTAGCGTCTTAATTCTGCTGCGCCAACAATGTAGTCACGAGCGCCTGGATCTGCTCGTTTGTCTGCTCTTGAATCTTTTCTTGGCGCGCTAGGCTTTCCACAATTGCCTGAACCTTCGCTTCAGTTACTGCTTGCGCTTGTCCATTATCCTGTGCTTTCCTTGCTGCTTCATTGGCAATGGTAGCGATACGGTCACGTTCCTCAGAGGCAAAGCTGGTATTAGCCTGCAGCACACCCCATGAGACCGCCAGCGTTACAAAAGCCACTCCAAGTGGTACGCTCCATAGCGGCAGGTTTATTGTACTCATGCGCCTTCTGCTTCTGTAATAGCGGCAATGATGGTGGACATATCTTCACTACCCCAATCATCCAGTGCTACGCCACTTGATAGGTATCCTGAACTTCTCATAACACGTTCTTTAACTTCTTCAACTGTCATCTCAGAACAGAAATCATTGTCACCATCTAGGGCACTTGTAATAACGCTAACACTGCCCAGCATGGCTGAATACATTTCTGCTTTTTCTTCTTCTGTACGTTCTTTTATTGTGAGTTCCACTACAGCTTCTTCTTCCGCTAGAGCTTCTTCTTCCACTACAGCTTCTTCTTCTTCCACTACAGCTTCTTCTTCTTCCGCTAGAGCTTCTTCTTCTTCCGCTAGAGCTTCTTCATAATCTTTATTCATAATCAGTTACCCTTCTAAGGTTTCTATTCTTGCGGTTAATGCTTCTACTTGTGCAGATAGCTCTTGAATTGCTTTGGTTAGTACAGGTATTAATGCGGCCTCTGCTACTTCCTGAGAGCCATCATCTCTATCGTCCCAAAGTCTAAAGCCATCTTTAATGCTACTGTCAGCATCTATAGCCGCTTTGACTTCTTGAGCTATAAACCCGTGGTTCGTATCCGAGTTTTTAAAGACCTTGGTCGAGTCGGCTTCATAGGCGTTAAAGGTTTCAGGCAGTTCGCCAAGGGTTTTGTACTGCCAAGTGCGAGGCTGCAAAGCATTAATAAAGCTTAAACCTGCTGTAGAATCTACAATGTCTTTCTTGTAGCGTTCATCAGAGACTGTTGCCCATGTAACATTGCCATGTGCCGCTCTAATGTCATCAGCACCACTACCTATTGTTGTATAACCTGCTGCACATGAAACATTATAGCCAAAGCCTTGCGCTTTTTCAGAATCGACAGCCGTGGAATCGCTTAGGCCTCCAAAAATGACATTAAAACTTCCCGTGGTAAGTGCATCAGCTGTACGGCCACCAACAAGGGTATTATGAAGGCCTGTCGAGACTGCAGTTCCTGCGTTATAACCCATTGCAGTGTTATAAACATTGGTAGCAGAAGTGAGGTTTTGAGCTGCTAAAGCACTCCTCCCTATAGCTACGCTTCTGCTCCCTAAAGTGTCAGAACTTAAAGTACCATAACCTACGGCAACATTAGAATCAGCGTCTGTAAGAGCATCGCCTGCGAGGCCGCCAACAAGGGTATTGTTAAGGCCTGTGGTGAGATCATTCCCTGCGTTATACCCTACCCCGACGTTATAACTATCGGTACTTGAAGTAAAGTTTTGATTTTGTAGGGCGAGTACGCCAACGGCTACGTTTCTATCGCCGTTAGTGTCAGTACCTAAAGTATGAAGACCCACAGCAACGTTGCTGTTTCCTGTAGTAAGAACATCACCTGCAAGACCCCCTACCAAAGTATTATTTGTGCCTGTAGTGATAGCATTCCCTGCGCCATACCCTACCGCTATATTGTAACTATCCTCAGTTGAAGTAAAGTTTTGATTTTGTAGGGCGAGCGAGCCAACGGCTACGTTTCTATCGCCTTTAGTGTCAGCACTTAAAGTAGCATAGCCCAGAGCAACGTTATTGTTTCCTGTGTTTAATGCATCGCCGGAATGCGCGCCCACCAAAGTATTACTTGCGGCGGTGGTTATTTCTTTACCTGCGTCATAACCTACTGCTACGTTCCTATCGCCAGTACTAATCGCAGTTCCCGCCTCATCCCCCACCACAGTATTATAAGTACCGCCGCTGGCAATGCTATTACCTGCGTTGACTCCTGCGCGGAAATTAGAGGTTCCAGCGGTTGCTGTTTGTAGTGATCCAGCGTCTAAAGTGCCTGTAGTACTCAGATTCTCATTACCGAATGATATAGCCCCAGAGGAGTCGGTAATTGAGCCTGAAGCGGCGTCTAAAGTACCTACTTCTAGAGTTCCTGTAAAGTTAGGATCAGCCAGGGGAGCCTTAGTGTTAAGCTGAGTCTGTATAGCACTGGTCACGCCGTCTGTGTAATTAAGCTCTGCGGTTGTAGAAGTAACACCGTCTAATAAGTTTAGCTCTGCAGTTGTGGAAGTAACGCCGTCTAATAAGTTCAACTCAGTCGCTGTAGACGTCACACCATCTAAGATGTTTAGTTCATCAGTTGTAGAAGTAACGCCGTCTAATAAGTTTAGCTCAGTCGCTGTAGAAGTAACACCATCGAGGATGTTTAGTTCTGCAGCTGTAGACGTTACGCCGTCGAGGATGTTTAGTTCTGCAGCTGTAGACGTCACACCATCTAAGATGTTTAGCTCTGCAGCTGTAGACGTTACACCATCAAGGATGTTTAGTTCATCAGTTGTAGACGTCACACCATCTATTAAGTTCAGCTCAGTCGCTGTAGCGGTTACTCCGTCTAGAATGTTAAGTTCAGCCACGGTAGCTGTAATTCCGTCTAAAGCATTAAGCTCTGAGGCCGTCGCTGTAACGCCGTCTAAGATGTTTATCTCAGCCGCTGTAGAGGTAACACCATCTAAGATGTTTAGCTCTGCTGTGGTAATTGTAGCGCCGTCTAGTATCTCAAGGGCCGCCTCATTGACCGTTGCGCTTCCTATGACAAGCGAAGTTCCTGTAATGGCTCCAGCGCCCAACGTACCTGAAGTGCTTAGGTTTTCATTACCAAAGCTAATAGCCCCTGAAGAGTCTGTAATAGATCCTGAACCAGCCGTTAATGTCCCTGCTCCAACAGCGCCTACAACATTAACATTAGTAGTCCCAGTAGGAATCTTTAGAACATCAGCGTCAGCGTCATTCTTAATAGTAACATCGTTAGTAGAGCCTTGACCAGTTAGGATTAAGCCTTCTGCGGCTGTGTAGCCCATTGCAGCGTTGTCGCCTGCAGAGGTGTCCCCATCAGCCTCAATAGTAGATCCTGAAATAACCCCTGTAGCATCTACAGTAGTAAATAAGGCTGTAGAAGCCGAACTAGCTCCTATAGCTGTGCCGTCTATATTACCTGCGTTAATGTCTACAGCGGGGATTGTAGCAGTGCCTGTAAAGGTTGGCGAAGCTGTGTTAGCTTTAGAGTTTACTGCAGTTTCAATGTTAGAGAATTCGGTATTAAGCTCTGTACCACTTACAACTTTAGAAGCGTTCCCAGACGGGAGAGAGTCTTTAGCGGCAAAGTCTACCGTTTTAGAATATGAGGACATATTACACCTGAAGAGAGGAAAGGGGTTTTTATTGATACCTACATTAAATAAGCATGAATAAAAAGGCTAGGGAGCCTGTGAAGACTCCCTAGCTCTTAGGTCTTACGTATTTACAGCGAGAACGAAGCCGCTTTCAGGGCGAACATTCTTAACACCGTAGATGGTATCAGCGGTGAACAGGTCACCTAACCATTCTTGCTTGTACTGAGTTTGCGATCTAATGCCGCTTTGCTCTACAAGTACACTGGTATCTTTATGTTGGAAGATAGAACCACGAACAGCACCGCCAGCTGAGTTATCAGAAGCAGTTTCGATTATAGGCACATTAGACGATACATAGATGTCTACACCGTACAAGTTACCGATTAGCCCGTTAGAGACAGGTTGTCCAGATACGAAGTCGGAGCTTACATATCGGTCAATGCCCATTAGGGTTTGTCGTACTGAAGGTGGGATAGTCCATGATCGGTTATCCATAGGCACGTCTTGGTCGTCCATTAGCTTAATCAAGCCTCTGAAAGCTGCGTCGGTTACAACGTCTGCAGCAACAACAGTGTCAATAGCGTAAGCTGAGAGACCGTTAGAAGCGTCAACGAAGTAGCTGTTAGAGTGAACCCAATCAGCTCCGTTGCTGTCTCCAAAGTCTAGCCCTAGCTGGAACAAGTCGCTATCAACTTGCTTACCTAAAGCATAGCCTGCGTCGCTAGTGTAGAACTGACGCATAGATGAAAGAGCTTGAATATCAGCAAGGTCTTCAATCAATTTAGAGTATTCATAGTGCTTGTCTACAAGAACTGTAGTAGTTGCTTCGGCATTTCCTTGTACAGTTACAGCACCGTTCTGTGTCTTAGCGTGAGCATCGCCACGAGTAGGAGTAGGGATATAAATTGTATCGCCTTTCTTTCCTACCATAGACATTTTCTTAACAAGGTTAGCTTGTACAAGATTGCTCTTATAGGCTGCTATAATCTCATCACTCCAGATCTCTGGAATAAAGCTGGCGGCTTCTGTAGTGCCTGTAAAGCCACCTGTTGCGGGATAAGTTGAATCAGTCATTTTAAAACTCCAATATAGTTAGTTATCGAACCCTCCCATCTGAGTAGGCCTGCATAAGTTCTGGTTGCAAGGCTTCGTATCTGTCTGGGTCGGTTTGCATTAGTTTAATAATGTCAGCTCTTCGATAGACTTTCTTATTTGATTGTTCCGCACTACCATTAGCACTCCCTGTGGAGGCTTGGTTGACAGTTTTCTTACGGCTTGCAGTTTCACTTCGGACTGTTTGTTTAACTAGGTTCTGACGTTCTTTCCAACTAGTGAATATCTCGTCAGCAATTTCGTAGTCCATTGCTATGTCTGCTTGGCGAAGCATCTCCTGTCTCACTTTAGATCCCTTAACCCACTCTTGAAACTTAGAGTCTTGTAAGATGTCTGCCATGTCTGGGTGGCGTGTTTGAAGTTGAGCGATAGCTGTTTGCTTTTTAAAGCTCTGTGCAGCATTACGCGCTTCTACTACGTCTGGATGATTCTGTACCGCTTGGTTAACTGCGTCTTTGGGATTCTCAAAGAAGTCAATTTCTTTAGCTGGTTCCTGCGCTTGTGTTGGTGACTTGCTCTGGAGAATAAAATCATCTACAACTCTACGAAGCTCGCCAACCTCACCAGACTGCTTACCAATTAGCTTTTCAGCTTCCTGGTGCATTCTAACGATTTCTGCTTGACTCTTTCCTTGATACTTCTCAGGAAGTTCGTCAACCTGTGCTTCTTGGGTCTCTAGAGATTTAGCAGTTTCCTGCGTCTCTTTAGACAGGTCTGTGATGTTTTCATTTGTCTCTATTACTGGCTCGTCAATTAATGTTGCCATTATTAAACTCCGTACTTATCGTATTGTGGAGGAATTTTAAAAGGACGGATTTGCTTATTAGCTTTCTCCGCTATCCTTACGCTCTTGCTTGATTTGCTCCTGTCTATTCTTTGCCCACTTCATGGTAGCGCCTGGAAAGTCACCAGAGATGGGGTCTAGATAGGTTCTTACTGCCGGTATCAAACGTACCGCTTCTAATCCGCAGATAGGACAATCAACCGCCTTACAAAGAGATTCTCTGTAAAGCTCGCTAACGTGTCCATTCGCGCATTTAAAGTCATTAAGTATTCTCATTGTCAGTTTCTAATTCGTCTGCAATGATTCCGTCATAGGTAGTAGTCGTTATCTCTTTAAGGTTAACTACTTGAGCTATAACATTAAGCTGCCCTTTCTTGAAGAGAAGGTCTTTCTCGTCTTTAACAAGCTCTGCTACGTTTATATTGTTTCCACTGTCTGTAAAGTCTCTCACGAGCTGTTGCCAGCCTTCTGTGTTAAACATCTCAAACAAGTTGTTAAAAACTACTTCTTCTTCTTTCGTCATTTCTGTTTCTCCAATTGGACAGATTTAATTTTAATAAGATCTTGATTTTGGCTTAGGCTTGCTCTTGGTTCTTGGTTTCTTAGCAGCTGTTTTAGCTTTAGCTTTTCCAGCTGTTGTGTATGCGTATTTTTTACCCTTGACGTTTGGCATAATTAGCTCCCTTTCTTCCACTTAGTTGAAGGTGACATAGTTTTAGAAGGTGCCCATTTAGTTTTTGCTGACCAGTAAGCACCAGACATTTTACCTTTCGCTATATTCTTAGCGTGACGACTCTCAAACGCTTTTCGTTGACCTACCGTCTGGTTAGTCTTTACACCAGGTTGCCCAAATCGAATGGTCTTAACCTTGTCACCTTCTTTAGCTACGACAACGTGAGACTTTGTAGGATGAGAAGGAGTCCGTTTTGGTTTGTTATAACCACTGACGCCTGCTTTAGCTAGTCTTGAGTCTTTTGCTTTAGCCATTACTTTTTCTTTTTAGCTTTCTTCTGAGCGTTAGCTGATAGTTCGTTTAAGTGGAACAGCTTTACGCTTGTTTTAGTGTGAGACTTGTTTGTGTGTACAGTGCCGTCAGACATCTTATGACTGTTGCCTGTATACGCAGTGCCGTCTCTTTTATAGTGTTTAACGCCTTTCATACGCCTTTTATTATTCTTTCTAGTTATATACCTAGTATAACACACTAGGCAGGGGAAGTCAAGCCTTTTCTTTGTTTATTTCTACTTACGCTCTCCAGAGGCCACTTTACGCTCTTCTAGCATCAGCTTACCAATAGCAGCACGCTCTTTAAATTCCTTGTTAGAGGCTCCATCAATGTCTGAAGTTGCAATCTTAATAGCTGATTGTTGTAGTTCTACAGGTATTGCAGCAGCTTCTGTTCGATACTTATCAGCTCTTGCTTCGCTCTCTGCAGCGGTGGCGTTGAGTGCGGCAGTCTGGCTAGTTTGGAAAGCTAATGCAGCTTGCTGTTGAGCCGCCATAGCTTCTTGCTGCTCTGGAGACGTTTGAGAGGCTTGGTCTATAATGCTTATTAACTCTTCTCTGTTAGACAAGTTCATGTTGTCTACAATGCTCTTAGTCAGCGCTAAGTAAGCAGGACTTTCTCGATCCATAGTCTGAAGGAGTTGTACAAGCTGTGTTACTTCGTACTCACGAGCAATAATACCTAGAGAGCTGGTAGCGTTAAAGGTATAGTCCTGTGCGGGATATAGCTCAGGCTCAAACTGCATGTATCTGTGAGCAATCTTAGTTACCATCGGAATTAAGAAACTCTCTTGGAAATTAATCAATGTACGTTTCTGTCTTTTAATTATAGCACCCAGTGACATAGAGATGCCTGCAGCAGTAGCTTCTCCGTTGATGCTGCCTGCGATACCTGCAGAGTCTACAGCACCTGTGGCAGTCTGTACCATGCGTTGTAGAGCGTCTGCCTGTGCAAAGGTAATCTGTGAGACGTTGCCAAAGTTAAAGGGCTGTATAATCTCTGCAGGGTTACCGTTAGTCAGCAACACCTTACCAGGTCTAACTTCAGGCCTAGAGCCCCTAGGAAGCCTTGTAGCGTCCATTGCAATCATAGGGTGTATGGTAAGGGCTAGAGCGTCTGTACGTCCTCTTAACTCAGCGTCTAAGGCCTTCTGAGAGTTGTATGCTTTTTCACATACTCCTCTTCCCCAGAACCTACCAGGTACTACATCCCATGGAAAAGCCACTACAGGCCTGTCTTGCATCATATAAGGATTTTCTTCAGCCTTAAGAACTACAGACTTATTAGCAATCACTACAATAGCTTCTACGTACTCTGAAGCAGTTTCACTGTCATCAGAGTCTACAATCTCTTCAAACTCACCTTCAGACTCCTCTTCCATGTAGGCGTCTAGCAAGTACTTAGGAACTAAACCAAAGTATTTAGTTATTCTAGTCTGGCCTTCAGTGTGTATGCTAGTTAGTTCTTTGTCAGCCTGTATGTCCAATTCAGAGGCATAGCTATCTAGTGGCCCGTTCTTATATGTTCCCTTAGTTTGTAGCTGCTCTACAGAATGTGTAGGAACATAATGATCTATAGCGACTCCTAGCGCGTCTTCTATAGAGGTCGCTGCAGGGTCTATGAGGAAGTTCTGAGGCATAACAGGAACAGTCTTAGCAATAGTCCTATCTTGTATGTTAACGCCTACAGCGGTTAACTCGCCATCTAAGAGAGGCTCTGAAGCTGGAGAGCGCTCGCGTGTTTCGTCTAATACAATCTCTGCAATTCCTGTGCCGAACACAGCAGCGTTAATTAAACACTCGCCTACGTTCTTTCTAATCTTATTCTTTTTAGCATCGTTGTAGAGCTGCTCACGTAGCTTTACTATCTCAATGTTATCAGGATCGTCGTCTTGAATGTCAAACCACCTACCACGACCAAACGTAGCTTCTTCAATCTCTGCTACAGAACTTTCAACAGCTTGTTGCGTAGCAGGGCTAATAAGTCTGCTTCTTTCGCTATCACGAGTCTTATCAGCGGCTGACCAGATTCCTCTCCATGTCCTATAGTATTCGTCAAACTTCTGTTCGTAGTTGGCTGTGTAGTGGTCGCGCCAGCTTTCACAATTGTTCATCACCCACGACTCAAGTGATTCAGGACGGAAGGGGTCTATGGAGGTTTCGGTAGGCATTATTAAAATCCTGAGATTGCGTCAAGGGGTAAGTAGGCTTCTTCATCAAAGTCTACGTTATATGCTATTGTTGCTATTTGGTCTATGTAGGCCAAGCTATCAATTAAATCGTCATGCACTAACTTATTAGGAAACTGGAACAGTTGGTCTAGGAAAGTAGGGTTCCATTCTCCAACATTCAATGTAATTCTTTTATTCTCAAAGCGGCCTTGTAAAGCCCACATAACTCTATCGGTCTTTTTCTTATTACCATGAGTTAGTTCTTCAACTCTGAAGTAAGTCTGGTGCTGTTTCATAAGGTCTGTTAAGGGACTGATTACAGCCTGCTTAGCTATACCTTTCTCTATTCCAACTGCTATAGGCCTATTGTGTTTAACAGCTTTAAAGATCTTCATAGCTGTTTCGTTTAAGTCCCAGCGACCATAAATGATCTCTTTAACCCACCAACCGTTTTCGTTAACTTTAACTATGGAGATGGCTGTGTCATCTAATCTCTTGTTTTTAAGAGTTTGCGTCTTGTCCTCAAAGCCTGCTAAATCGACAGTGATGTAATAGTCTCCTTCCTCTGGCTCGTCTTCAGAGAATCTTAGCCATTCCTCTTTAAACATCTCAGAACCCGCTGCTTCAAAGGAAGCCATGTATTCCTGTCTAAAACTGTAGGAAGACATGTTGAGCTTAGCTACGTCGATCTCTGCAGAATCTAAGAGAGGGTTGTCATAGCTTGTAAAGTGCCAAGCCTTAAACGTGTCGTCTTTGCCTAAAGAGGCTTCTATGTAGAGGTCGTAAAAGTGGTTACGTCCCATCGGAGTACCAATAAAGAGAGCTCCTCCTTTCTGATCTGTCAGTGCAGGTCGTAGTATTTGTTCAAAAACCCCTGGCTTCATGTCAGCATACTCATCAAGTACAAGGTACTTCAGAGATACTCCACGCATCGTCTCAGGTCTGTCAGCGCCCTTTAGCGAGATAGTAGCGCCGTTAATGAGCTTTACTTGCAAGTTGTTTATGTGGGACGACACAATTATATCAGTCCCTAGTTCTAGTAAGTCGTTCCAGAGGATGTCTCTAGCCTGTCCCTGTGTAGGAGCTACATAGAACACATGACCCTTAGCGGCCTGTAGAGCGTTGATGAGCAACGTCCATATAGCTAACCTAGTCTTACCACAGCGTCGTCCTGCAGCAACTATCTTAAACCTAGTAGGGTCGTTGAATACTTCAGTCTGCCAAGGAAGCAACTCAACGTCTAAGGTTGTAGCGTCAGTCAAGCTCAATATCTCCACAGAACTGGTGTGGTCTTTCTAGCATCAACATGTACAAATCCTTTAGCTACACCGATTCCTTCAAAGCCCATGTTGAGAGCTTCAGCAACTATGGCATATCTCTGTGCTCCGCCGTTCACTGCAATGTCTGCAGCAACTCCTTTGCTGTGTTGCCCTGGAGACGCTTTAGAGGCCTCTGCGGGGTGTGAAGGGTCTCTATACCCTGACGTAATCTTAAAAGGAAAACCACAGCGTTTGCGTAGCTCGTCTAAGTCGTAGAGGAAGTTCTCGCTCATCTCGTTAGTTCCTGTGTGGGAACAATCAAACTCAGAGAGATCAAAGTGCTTATACATCTATTCTATTTCCTCAAAGTCTGCGTCAACTGCTTCGCTTTCTACAGAGGCTTGACCAATACCAGTGATGTTAACTGTAATACCACCTCTACCACTTCCTTTTGTAACGTCCTTCTCAAACATACTCACTGGAATCATTCTATCTACCATGATCTTCCAAGCCGCTGCTTGATTCTTATGATCGTCATCGAGAGCTGCATTCATAATACTCTCTAACACCTTAGCACTCTTTGGAGACGCCAGCATACGAGCTTTATACTCATTCATCTTAGCTGCGTCGCCTTTAGGACGTCCTGGCGGCCTAGCTCCTTTAGAGCTGTTCTTTATTATGTCTTTCTTTGGCGGCCTGCCTCGTCTCTTCTTAGGAGCTGGGACGTCTTCTTTAACACTGTCCTCTATAGGCTGTGTAGCGTTGGTGTTGTTTACACTTGGTATAGAGATCTTTGTGGTAATTGTTTCAGTCACTGAGTTGTCCTCTTAGGGGCTCTTTAGTCTCTTCAAGCTATTCAGACGTTAACGCCTGTTTAGTATTATATACAATACCTAGAAGGGAATAAATAATCTTATGGGTAGTATATAGACCTGAAACGTCTAAGGATGCTCAGTTCCTTTTCAGACACTATATAGGTATAGTATAGCATACTTTACAGAGGAAGTCAAGTCTTTTCTGCCTCTATAGGCTAATTAGTTCAGTCG